AGGTGGATGGTTTGCGCACTTCGTGAACTATGGCTATCTCAACAATGGAAGCTACAAAGGCCACAACATCGGCTTTGCTGATAGAGCAAAGAGTCAAGCATATCAATACACGGCCCACGAGTTCAAGAGTGAATTTTTCAAAGAAGCCTACAAGTATATCAAGAGTTTAAGCCGAACAAAATGATAGGCAAAGTCATCAAGAGCAAGTTCGACAGCGATGCAACACTCAACGGCATCTTCGGCGGTAGGGTATACCCATACCTTGCGGCCCAAGGAGCAACAGCGCCCTATGCTGTGTATGATGTATTCCGCGTCGATCCAAGCTCCACGAAAGACGCGGACAGCCACCTCGATGAGGTCTCTGTGAGGCTGACCGTGGTGGCTACAACCTACAGCGTCTGTCAAGATGCTGTTGAAGGCGTGCGCTCTGCCTTCCCAAGAATGAGCGACACCGTGGCTGGTGTAAATGTCCAGAGCTGTGCATTTGATGACCTCAGAGACCTCTACTCAGATGGTGATGAGTTCTATGGTGTGCAGGTGGATTTAACTTTCAGAATCGTAAGAGAATGAAGAATATCAAACTGGCGAAGGATTGGGAGATTAAGCGCGAGCATGTCATCAAGGCAGGCTCTATCGTGGAAGTCCCTAATCACATAGCCGAACAGCTCAAGGCAGGAGGCTTTGTGGTTGTCAAATCATTTAATAAAGAAGAGAAATAATGGCAGCATCTACATCTGTGATGAATGCAACCGATGTCCTTGTGTCTATTAGCACGGACGGAGGATCGACCTACACGGTCATTGGCAAGGCAACAAGCGCAGGCTTGAGTGTCTCAATGGACACCCGTGACACCTCAAACAAGGACAGCGCTGGATGGCGTGACCTATTGGAGGGACAGAAGAGCTGGTCTTTGACTTGTGACGGCTTGGTGTGTTACAACATCAGCGGCAAGGAGACTGCCTCAGAATTGTTTGGATACCTTAACGGCCGCACCGCTTTGACGGTGAAGTTCGGCAGCGCTACAACTGATGAGAAAATCTACAGCGGTACTGCTTTCCTTACTTCATTGAGCACGGACGCAGGGGTAGAGGACAATGTTACATTTAGCGCATCATTCGAAGGCTCTGGCGCTCTCGCCGAGGCTGCGAACGCCTAATAGATAAACGAGTGACGGGGGAGGGTAACACCTCCCCTTAATCTCACAAAACTGAAAGAGATGCAGGAGCACATCGACATCGCAGGAAAAGCATACCCCATCAAGTACGGCTTCAACGCCCTTAGAATCTTCACGACTCTATCTGGTGTTAAGCTTCAAGATATGGGAGAACTAAGCACAGAGATCAACCTAGAGCAGGCCATCTTCCTCATGTATGCAGGACTCAAAGACGGCGCTCGTGTGGAGAAGTTGAAATTCACACTATCAGTTGACGATGTTGCTGACCTACTTGACGAAGACCAAGAAGCACTCAACAAGTGCATGGAGGTCTTTGCTCGCGCCTTTGCGGATGCGGGAAAGATGACGGCCCAGAAGTAGAGAGCGCACCTCTGGGCTGGGATGAGATAGAGCAGCTCGCGCTCGGCGAGATGTCAATGACATGGGATGAGTTCATGAACCTCACACCTCGTGTCTTTGGCAACAAAGCCAAAGGGTACTCAAAAGCCCTAGAGCGTGGACTGCAATCGTCTTGGGAACAGACGCGATGGTTGGCTACAATAGTCATCAATCCGCACATAAAGAAGCAAATCAAGCCCAAGGACTTAGCGACCTTCCCTTGGGACAATGAGAAGACAAAGGGAGCAAAGAAAGAGAAGCCGACATTCACACAGATACTAAACGAAGCAAAGAGCCGTGGCATCATTAAGTAGCATCAATTTCAAGATAGGAGCAGACCTCAAGGACTTCCGTTCTTCGGTTCGCAACATCGACCGCAGCCTTTCAAATATGTCACAGGGCTTCGGCGCATTGGGCAAAGTGATTGGTGCGGCTTTCGTTGTTGACCGCGTGGCTACTTTCGGAAAGGAAGCCTCAGAGCTTGCTGGCACGGTCGAAGGTGTTGAGAACGCATTCAACAGATTTGCAGAGCCATCGCTTCTAGATGGACTCCGTAAGGCTACAAGGAACACAACCAACGACCTAGAGTTGATGCAGGCCGCTGTGCGTGCTCAGAACTTTGGCATCCCGATGAAGGAGATGACTCGCTTGCTCGAGTTCGCATCTCGCCGAGCACAAGAAACAGGCGAAAGCATTGACTACCTAGTGAACTCGGTTGTCACGGGTATCGGTCGTAAGAGTCCTAAAATCCTTGACAACCTTGGCATCTCTGCTTCACGATTGAGCGAAGAGTTCAATGGTGCGGCAGTAGAGTCTCAGAGCATTGGTGATGTCACTCGTGTAGTTGCCAAGATCGCTGAAGAGGAAATGGCCAAAGCAGGTGCGGCCTTCGTNTCTACAGGAGACAAGGCTGCGGCATTTACTGCATCCATTGACAATTTGAAAATAGCCATAGGCGAAAGGCTCAACGCTGTGCTCGGCCCAGCAATGGAGTTGCTCAGTGGTATGTTCAATGCTGTGACTGACATCATGGGCACTAAACTCAGCGACAAGTTCAGCGATGAGGCAGAGCGTGTCGCTGCGTTAGGTATTGAACTCGAGGCATCCAATACGCCACTAGAGCGGAAGAAGGCCATAATCGAGGAGCTTCAAAAGAAGTACCCCGACTACATCGGCAACATTGACGCTGAGAACATCAACACCAAAGACCTGCGCGACAGCATGAAGAAGCTCAATGATGAGCTCATGAATCGTGCTGTCATCATGGCCAACCAGGAAGAGCTTGATGCCATCGCTGAGAAGCGCTACAAGATGGCCAAGCAACAGGCAGAGAACAGAAGCAAACTAGCGGCAAAGGTAGCAGAGGCCGAGAAGAAGTACGGCTATCAGATTGACACAACCAACATGACGCTCGAGCAGCGTGCTAGTGCCATCCTTCGAATGAGAGAGCAAGAGCGCAAAGGTCTTGGCACGGGTGAGAGTGTGTTCAGTATGTACTCACAACTGAACAACGCACTCAAGGCCGTATCGGGTCGCGAGCGCTTACTAGCCGATCTTGAGATTGAGACCAACGCTGTCCTCAAGAACAAGCAGGAGATTCTTGCGGTGCTCGGCATCTCAATGGAAGANTACAACGAAACCCTTGACCGAGCCAAAGGAGGCAACCAAGGGCTTGGTGATGTTGTTGTCGATACCAACGAGGCGCTATCGAATCAGCAACAAATTCTGAGCCTTGCACCTAAGTCATTCAATGATGTGGCTGTCGCGGTATCTGGAAGTTCTAACATCATGCGGCAGAACTTTATTCCTGCGGTGTCTATGAGCATCGAGGAGTTCAGATTCTTAGAGCACGGCATCAAAGGAGTTGGCAACGCATTGAACGACTCCTTCTACGCAGCTCTGAACAATGGCGAGGGATTCTTNAAGACCTTCGGTCAGTACCTNATTAACATGGTCAANAAGTTGCTTGCTGTAGCGGCTGCCGCTTTCCTTGTGGCTGCGGCTCTTACCATCGCCTTCGGTGGCACAACAGGAGGCTTCGGGACTGCTGGCGCTTTAGTTGGCGTTAAGAATGCAGCGGGCTTTGGAGACCTATTCAAGGGCGCATTTGGAATGATGAGCGGTGTGCCGATGCTCGCCTCTGGAGGTATCGTCACAAGCCCGACTCTCGCAATGATTGGCGAAGGTGGAGGCCCAGAGGCTGTCATTCCGCTAGATAGACTGAACTCCTTTGCGGGTGGCAACATCAATGTCACGGGCCGCATCCAAGGTCAAGATATACTACTCTCGCAAGAGCGAGCTTCTCGTATTCGTTCACGCTATCGCGGCTTCTAATTATGGCAATCAGACTCTACTCGGAATTTCTATCAGACCAAGGCACTCAGTACAAGATTGAACTCCATGACTCCGAATGGCTCGGAGGTGCTCACGAGTTCGAATGTGCAGGCGATGGCTTCACGCTAAGATACTCTGGTCAGACAGATGACATCATTAGTCCAGTCATTAGCTCTGAGGTAGAGATTGGCGTAGCGATCCGCACGGGTCAAGTGCTCAACTACTTCGATGCACTCAAGACCTATCAAGAGAATCGCTTCCGCGTTCGCATATATACCAACGACTCCTATACCACATCTCAAGAGTATCGTCAGCGCGTCTTAGATGACGGCGGCACATTTGAGGGGATGGAATGCGTGCAAGATGCCATCACCGCACTAGGAGGAGAGGACTACAGGCTTTATTGGGCTGGATGGGTCATGCAAGACCTAGTCACCCTAGAGGATGCCTCAGAGCCTTACTTCATGCGCTTGAATGCTGTCGATGGTATCGGTCGCTTGGCGAACATTGACTACACGGATGCCAATGATATTGACCAAGGCGGTCTGGGCGTAACGCGCAGCAACATCATAATCTACAACTGCCTAGAGGCTATCGGCACTTCAGACCTATGGGAAAGCTCTGACGCATTCTTTGAGACTTGTGTCGATTGGTGGGAAGTCACCAAGATGACCTATGCCACAACGGATGACCCGCTGTATCTATCTGGCCTTGATGTGGGAATGTTTCAAAGTAGAGACAACGATGGCAACACCGTCCTTCTATCTTGCTTTGATGTTCTTCGTCAGTTGGCTGTCCTTTGGAATGCTCGAGTCTATATAACAGAGGGGCGCTTCATCTTTGAGCAAGTAGGCACAAGAGCAAGCGCATCGCGCTACATCAGCCAATACGACAAGACGGGCGTTGTCATCGCCAACCCAAGTGTCTCAGATGACATCACTATAGACCAAACGAGTGGCAACGCAAGACTTGCAGGCAACTCGTGGGACTTCCTTCCCGCCTTGAAGAAGGTGAGCGTGACCTATGCGCAGCGCTTTCTATCTCCTTGGGTTGGAGTTAAGGCATTCAGCGAAACAAGCACAACGCAAGTAGCAGGCTTTGTCTCTGGAGGTCAAGGCATTCAGTTCGCACTCTATGGCCCTGTGAGTTACTCAATCAACTCATCAACAGGATCAACGGCNAATGATGCCTTTGCTGTGACTCCCGTCTTCCGTGTTCAGATTCGAATAGAAGACAGCAGCAACCCAGGGACTTATTACTATTACAATAGAGACTTCAATGGCTACGCCTTTGGGTCTACAACATTCGCAGCACCTGCTTGGTCAACGACTGCGGGCTATTACTACTTCGACCTAGAAGCTCAGAGTGTTGGTGGCGGCATTGGCATAATGTACGAACTGACAACAATCACCACAAGCGACCTACCTGCAACGGGAGTGCTCACGGTTGTTGTTGAGAAGTATGACATCTACAACATTCAGAACAATACCGTCTACACTCTATCGGGAGACCAGAGCGACACTTGGAGCATTGTCTTTGTGTTGTCACGAGTTGATGACGGGCAAGAGGCTGCAAGCGGTGAGGTCTACACAGCGACCAATAGCAGCAGCACCATCGGCAGCAATCTCACGCTTGACCTTGGAGAGATAAATATAGGCGATGGAGTTCTTCAGACGGGTGACTTGCTTGTCTTCAATAGCAGCACATCGGTATGGGATTCATCTAGCGCATGGCGCAAGGGCAACAGCGGCACGGGTGTACCCATCCTCAAGTTGATGACACGCGAGGCATTGGCTTTGCATTCTTCGCCGATTCAACGATACAATGGCAAGCTTCTGAGCAATCCATCATTCCAACCTCGCCGTCAATTCGATGGAAGTTATTGGCTATTCTCGGGAGGTACATTCACAGCAAGCGCTGATGAGTGGGATGCTGTCATGTTCCCAATCGCTCGAGCAACTAGCAACATCTCTGAGCTTGATCCTGTAGCGCAAGACCGAACACCCGCTCTAGGTAGAAGCGGCGCATCTTCACCCACAGGAGGCCCTAACGAACTCAACGCAGGTAAGGTCGGGGGCATGGGCATCGATGCAGACAACCAACGACTCGGCCCATTCCAAGAGTTCACAGGAGGCGGCAGAGTTGTCGGCGAGTTCAACACTACGGGCAACGCCACACTTGACCAAAAGCTATTGGTTGATGGCGGCACGGTCTTAGGGCTTGGCAGCGCGGTGACTGCATACAGCACCAGAGTGACAGCGGATGGTGGCACGATTGAGTCACTCTCTTGCGTGACTGATGCCATCACAGCATTGAGCGGTGAGACGGTGAGCGTGTTGCAGGACACGAGCATCCAAGAGAGTCTCGAGGTGCAGAAGGCCACAGACCTCAAGAGCACCCTTGCAGTCACAGGGGCTACAACGATGAGCTCAACGCTTGGAGTTACAGGCGCAACGACACTCAGCAGCACGCTTGGAGTCACAGGTGCGGCAACACTCAGCAGCACCATTGGAGTCAGCGGAAAGGCCACCTTCGCGGCAGATACTGACTTCGAGGGATCGCACTCAGCGCTCATTCAAGATGTTGAGAACTCTGATGGCTCTGAGTACGATGTCCGAGACACAGACTTCATTGTGTTCAACTCGTGGGTCGGCGGCAATGGTCAAGCTTACATCAACCTTCCAGAGGTCTCGGCATCTGAGGGCCGCATGATTCGCTTCAAGTCAGACAGCACGATTAGCTCGAATACCTATGTGACATTGCGTCCGAACGCATCCGATACGGGTGTGACGATTGATGGCGAAACGACCGATGACTTCAACCGCCCTTATGACGGCATCATGGTGCTTTGCCATAACTCGAATTGGTATGTGGTTCAGCGCAAGTCCAAGTGATGACAAGCATCATACAAGTAATGAACAACAGCCCCAAGATATTGACCGCCAAGCGCAAGCGATGAGCTAACTCTTTAACTTTGTAACTAACATGGATTACATCCAAATCAACCCCGACAATGTCGCACCCTCCGCGCCCAGACCGCGCGTTCGGAAGGTAGCGGCATATTTGCTTTACCGCCAATACTTCGGAGGCGGAGGCAACCTTTACAGCATCGCATTCGAGACCAGAGTCGTAGCCGACGGCGGCACGCTTGAGTCTCTTAGCTGCTTGAATCAATCCTTACAACCCTTATTCTTATGAGCCTGTTCACAGATAGCAGCCTCTGCCTCGTGCCTTCAGGCGTGAAGGACGGCAAATTGTATAGTGTCAAACCAACCGACGGATCGGGTGACCTAACCTTCTCACGCGGTAGCGACATTGAGGCCACGAGGGTGGCGGCCAACGGCTACATAGAGAAAGCCCAAGTC